AGGAGATTATCAAAATACATTATTCCTACCTACCTCAAGTGGGACTCTCGCTACACTTGGAGACAATGTAGCGTCCGCCACCAAGCTGCAAACCCCTCGTACAATATTCGGTAAGTCTTTCGATGGTACAGGGAATGTAACAGGAGGAGCTAAATTTGCTAATATCTGCATTGAGACAGATAACAACGGAAATGATAGCGGAAGAGGTAGTGAGATAAATAATTATAACGCTGAATTAAACCTCCAATATAATACATCAAGAGATATAACAATGTGCTTTGGTGGCGGCAATGTCGGCATAGGCATAACACCTGAGCACAAGTTAGATGTAAACGGATCGTTTATGGCTCGTGGTATTATGAAATGTATGCAAATTGAAGTATCTAATTACTCGACCCAATATTACGCTGCGTATCGAACATTTAATACCGCTATATCCGGCACAGACCCCGATTATGAATGGTGTTGGTATCACGCTAAGGGCGAGATTACAAGAGGGCTTTCGTTATGGAGTTATGATGCAAACGGGACAGTATATAACGAAGTTGCCTCATTTTCTGCTTATGGTGGAAATAGATTTTATGTTAACGGCAATATTCTTACCGCTGGCGGAATAACAATGTACTCCGACTTAAGAAAGAAGAACGTCCTGAACAGCATCATCGTACCTCTTGACGTAATGGCAAATGCTGACCTTTTCGATTACATTTTCAAGAAAGATGAAAAAGGCAAGGTCAGAGCAGGAACGAGTGCCCAGTATTGGAATCGATTCCTTCCACAGGTGACAGACACAGACAATGAGGGCTTCTTCACAATGAGTTATGATGTGCTTGCAACTACATGCGTATTGTCTATGGCCAAGCATTTCCAAAGATTTTTGATAGAGGATTTTGGCAGACACGAAACAGAGATAGAGAGATTAAAACGTGAGAATGAAGAACTAAAGAACCGCGTTAGCGAACTGGAAAGGAGGGCAGCATAATGGCAGTGTATAATATATTACCGAGTACAAACCTTAAAACAGAGGATATACGCGATACGCTCAACGCATACGGAGGGAGTGTTTCCAATGACTGCTTAACGTTCTTTACAGATACTGCTAATATTAGGATATGGGCGAAGTATAAGCCTATAAATTACGCAAAAAACTTCGACTTGACGGATGCAGAGAGGGCGATCAAGAACTATGGCATCGGAAACATACCATGGCAAACCGAGTTCGGCGCTTGCAAGGCATTCATCGACAGGACAAGTGCGGAACTTTCAGCATACTACACGTATGATAGGCCAACTGGTGGCGCTTCCTCACCTTACAGGTTAGATGATTTCAGGGGCTATGACGGAACTGCTACCGCACCTATATATCCGTCCAGCAAAACAAACTTAACAATGGGCGGAAACAATACATGGGTAGCGGTATATGTCAATCTGAGGGGAAAGAGTTCACATCCAAATTGGCTGAACATATCCTATCTTGACAATAGAGACCCGTACGGAACATTGATTCTGTCAGCAGATAACTGCTATCTCGGAGTAATCCTTAAAGGGGACAACGGAACGTTCTATGCTATCGAACAGGTAAAAGTCCATACCCATACAGAGGGTGGAGACCATGAGACTGCTATTACTATCAATGATAGGAACTGTTATGGAACTTATAAGTTAATGCCGTTTCTCATTGAATCGAGTTCGCTTCCAAATCCTGACGGGAACGGTTATCAAACGGTAAAGTGTCTTCCGCTTACAATGTCTATCTCGACAGTCACCATAGTTAAGCAGGCAGCACAGTTGGTGGTTACCGCCAACTATGCGAGAGCAGACTATGGCAACGGATACAGGCTATATTTAACCAGTATCGTAATCAAGAACAATGGCAATATTAGTACAAGTGTTTCAGGCCTTAGATGTTCCTTTAGTGGAAGCAACATGACTAATGTATCTAATGTATCAATATGGAATGTCGGCTCAACCAGTATATCAATTGCACCCGGTGAGACAAAGACGATTACCTCATTTACTAACAACAATTTCTACACCACTACCAAGACGAATGTGTATGGCTATTGGTATTTGTATGTTTCATATACAGGAAATGAGATAACCAAATCATTGAATATAAGCAACACACCGCCAGCAAGCGGTTCGTTTTAAGACGTATTATTAACTTAATAATAGACCATGAAACAGTTCAAATCATTATCAGACAAGCGGCTTATCATTGAAGCCGAGGTAAACGGAAAGAAAGGCTTCTTCCTTATCGATACAGGTGCGAGTGTTGGGCTTATTGCCGAGGACAAGGTAAAGAAGTTCGACATCGTGAGAGGACGCAAATACCCCGGTTCTCTTGTTGGTGCCGGCGGTGAAATGGAAGATGTGTATTACTGCAATACGCTTGTGCGGTTTGGCGGGAAAGATATTCCGCAGTTCCTCATTACCGACATATCAGGCGTGAGAAGCAGCATAGAGCGTGAGACCGGGATAGAGATACTTGGTATCATCGGCCTTTCCCAAATGAAAATCGCATCGATGCAAGTTGATGCAAATGACAATATGATAATAGTAGAATAGTAAACCAATAAAAACAAAAGTTATGAGTACATCAACAACCGCCGCAGAAAAAGTGGCTTATGAAAAGTTAGTGAGAGCAACAGTAAGAGTAAATAACTCCGTAGACGAATCTAAGGTCTATGACATTGAAGCGGATGCCGAGATAAACAACGGCATTGTGGGTAACATCAATTCAGGCACAGTGAAGAAAGACGGCTCACAGGTGGCTACTTTCAACAGCTACGGCAACGAGAACCTGAGCATCAACCACAATGTAGGAGAAAAGCAGGAACAATGCAATATCACCGCGGCCGTCAACACCTTTATTGCCGACACGAAAGCCAAGATAGCTACCGCACAGCCTGTTTCATTGTAATTGTACAACCATTAAACTATAATCATCATGGAAGATAAGAAAGAAAAGAAAGAAAAAGAAGAGTTGGGAGATATTGACTTTACCAAAGCAGAAATCGAAAACATTGACGGCTCAAAGTCTAAGATATTCGTAGACGGTGACGGTGAGATTGGCGTATTGGTTAAGCAGTTTGCCAACGTGATATACTCCCAGTCTAAGGAATTGGGCGAGGTGGAAGTAGCCCGCGAAATCTACAAAACAGGTAAGTCAAAGGTAACAAAAGAACAGGCAGTAGCCTTGAAGAAGTATGCGGAGAACTATCCGTACATCTTGCGCACTGCAATAGAGGGTGTTTTTGATGTGTTCAAGTAACTAATCAGAAAGGGGTTGTGTCATGAAAAAGGTCGGATTTGAAATTTCAACAACAGAAGGATTAAATCCCGGAAATAAGGATGAATATACGGCAAAATATATATGGAATGGAATTGTTGACAGATGTAGAAGAAAAAGATTTAACAATAGAAACTATTGTTATGCAAATGTAAGCATGTGCGAGGAATGGTCGAATTTTAATAATTTCAAAGAATGGTTTGAAAAACAAGAATATTATTTTTCCGGTTACCAAATAGATAAAGATATTCTTGTAAAAGGAAACAAAATATATTCACCATCTACATGCTGTTTCGTTCCAATGTTTATCAACAGCGTATTTACCAATTCTCGTAGAAATAGGGGAAAGTATCCTATTGGCGTTAGCTATATAAAAGGAAAGTTCATGTCTACTATAAGAGAAACAGTTGACGGGAAAAGGGTTAAATTGTATTTAGGTCTATATAACAACCCAATAGACGCTTTCGAAGCCTATAAAAAAGAAAAGGAGTCGTATATAAAAAGAGTAGCAGAGCAATACAAAAAAGTGATAGCTCCTTCTGTATATAACGCAATGTATAATTATAAAGTATTGATAGATGACTAAAGTTGATTTATTAATAAAGGGTAACTTGCTGATTTACAGCAATATATCGGGGGGGGGGATTCCCTAATTTGTTATGCAGATGAAAGCCTATATGAAGCGGACAGGGTCGTACATGGCGACTACGAGATTGACGGTGACAGTGATATGTCTATTGCTGTTACTGGTGGTATCACCATTATACGGAAGGAGGTATGATATGGCTATTGTACCTAATACCGATGTCAACCTTGCCGTTAATGTACGTGACGTACTGAACTCTGCCGGGGGAAGTGTCACTAATGAGGTGATAACATTCTTCCAAACGAGGGCTAACATCAACAAGTGGGCCAAGTACAAACCTTACCGAAAGGCAACAAACTTCAACCTTGATTATAGCACAGACCCTACACGTGCGGACGGGTGTATGTGGGGAATGGTTACCCCAACATTGAAGGCGGGATATGTGTATTTCAATAAAATGGCTTATGAAATTACCACAAACCCTTCTCAGGCAAACTACCCCAACTGGGAATATCAGCTTCCGAGAGGCGGACAGGGTGAGCCTTACCGACTTGGTGATTTCAAAGGGTACAATACCGCGGCTGTCCAGCCGTTTACAACAGGCATAACTAATTATAAGTCGGAACTGAATATGTTTGATGAAGATAGCTTCACTGCTTTTTGCATGATAAATTCGGGGTCCGATTTTAATTTCAGGGACTTTTTTACGACATCTTCCGGATATAGGTTTGTTGTTGAATGCTACTTGGAAACGGGTATGCCTTTTTATGTAATGGACGCTCCGACTTACAAACAAATATCAGGGCAAGATATTGCAAACGTTACCGACTGGGCAGAATATATAAAGATCCAGCTTTCGCAGATAATGCAGAATACAAGCCAGCTTGTCGGACAGTCGCTGTATGTATGTATGGGTGTTCAGAAAATAAGCTCAAGTGGAAGTGCCGAGGGTGGAACGGGCATTGTAGCTCCATGGAACGGCAGCGACACTCCGTTTTTTAAAAGGATTAGCATAGTAAACTATTTCAGCCGCCGGGCAAGCCTTACCTATGTGGCATTTACGTTGGTTAATCCTACTTGGTATTCAAGAGACAGCGATCTTACTTTCTCTTTTTCAGGCACAAGATATTTTTGTATAAGGATGAAGATAGAGCGTAAGGCGAAGGGGATGTACATTATTCCTGAGAACTCATCGTTCACACCTTCTTCAGGAGAAGGGACCATAAAGATAAGATGCTCTGTTGTGGCCGGAACATATCAAAGCAGCCAGTTCGGACAACCCGCAAATAGTTCTTTGCAGAATATCAGTCAGATATATATAGAGCCTTCTCCAACCGAGGGACAGTATCAGGAGTTCTATTTGGTTTTCAGCAGCCTGTTGAAATCCGGCACCGCTTCTTATTTGGTCTTTGAGGCTACCTCTGACAATAAAGGTTCATTCGTAACTATGGATGTTCAGACAGTGAATATAACTTGCAGATAGTACGATGAAACAGATAAGCAAATTCCCCGTTCCACTCTCACGAGCCAAACGGGGATGCAGTAGTTAGTTCTGATACTATGAATGATACAAATATATAAATAATTTCAAACAAGAAAAAGAAATGGATTAGATTAACGAAAAAGTATGTGGATAAAAAACCCGCCATGTTCTCACGAATAAGGCGGGCAAGGCAGACGAGCAATACGAACAGTAATCTTGATAACTAAGGTCTGCCTGATTAATAAAATTTACGCTTACAGTTTGTACGTACACAAAGATAGGAAGAATTTTAAACATAACGATAAAATGAAAGAAAACATTATTACCCAAAGCATACCGGGTGGATTTGCGATGATAGCAAGCAGCTTTATTGTACGGTCATTGGAACACATGATACCTTGGCTGATAGTATCATTTGCAGTTATTATCTGCGATTTGGCGTTTGGAGTTAGGAAGAGTTTATTGATGAATGAGGAAGTACGTTTCTCCGGAGCCATACGCCGTACTATGGGTAAAATGGTAACTTACTTTGCCTTTGTATGCATGGTTGTGATGATAAACATTGCTTCCGGGGACAAGTGGAACATTGATATATATTCCTGTCTCTTTGTGTGCTTTATAGAGTTTTGTTCTATTATAAGCAACATATTAAAGCCTAAGGGGTATGATTTCAATATATTAAAAGCTTTGGGCGTATTCTGCAAAAAGGTTTTTAATGTTGATAAGGAAGATGTTAGTGAGATAATAACGAAAGATAAGGAGGAAAAGAAATGAATATTAAAGACTACTTCGACATTCAGGAACTTGTATGCCGGCATGTGTACGAGAAGTTCGGTGATAACGCTTGGCAGTTCTTCGATAACCGCCTGTTGGAAACACTGCTTGTTATCAGGGAGAAACTTGGCAAGCCTATCTATGTGAATAATTGGCAGGTAGGCGGTAATGTGACACAACGAGGGTTAAGATGCAATGTCTGCCAGCTTGTTGCAGAAAAAACAAGGCTTGAGAAAGTGTACGTATCGGCACACATACAAGGTACGGGCATTGATTTCGATGTAAAGGACATGACGGATCTTGAGGTCCGTAACTGGATTAAGGCAAACCAAATACTTCTTCCGTATCCTGTCAGACTGGAGCAGGATGTTACGTGGGTGCATCTTGATATGCGTAATGACGGGACAAAGGGTAAAGTCGTGTATTTCAAAGGATAATTATTAACAATTAAATAAAAGCATTATGGCAGCAACAGATTTATCATTCAGTAAAAACGAGGAAAACAAGTACGTAGCATCTTTCGTATCCGAAGGCCCTGTTACCATACAGGTGAAAAGAGAAGAAGCAGGTTCACTAAATATCTATGCCAACATTGACGGCATGGATGCAATCTACGTAGGCGGCTATGGCCCGTACAACGGTAGTGCCAACTTGATTTTCAACGTAGATGTCCCGGCAGGGGTTAATGTGTCGGTTGAATCGTTTACGGAAGTGTTGGAAGCTAAAAAACAGGGCAATGAATAATATTGAACTAAACAAAGTCGCAATTCAGAGTATCGGCATTGACACCATACGTCTGCCGGGTGTCGGCTCTGCAAGCGCTAAGGCTTCGGGGAGTTTGCTTCACAAGTCCCTTGTTGACGCTTGGTTTATGTCAGGATACAGCAATGATAATCCTCCTGCTTTGATAAAGGGCTACAAAGGGCATGAACTTGTACTGAAGAACTTTGCGTTTACTCCTAATAGCGGATTTGGTGGAAGCGGACAACACAGTGGCGGAACTGGCGGCGAAAAAGCGGCTTCTTCTTATGAAGGCTCTCTTGTATTCGATGGCGTAGATGATTATGCTGTATGTGACAATATGCCGATACAAACGGATTATACAGTGATATGCAGGAGGCAAATTATTAATATAAACAACTCTTCTGCCGTTGCTTCCAAACGTACTTATCCTGATGATATAGGATTTTTTGGCGCTTTTGTTATTGAAAGAGTTTTTGCTAATGGTAGTAAGACTTTATATTCTTTTGGGAAAGATAATGCAGTTGATTCGTTTGATTCAAATCAAATAATATATCAAAGTAAGACCGCCTATAATGATAGAAATATCATAGCAGGAGATGCATCAGATACAAATATTTTGAGTTTAGGAGCGAATGCATATAATCTAAGTTTAGGTAGATGTCAGGAGTTTTCTAATGTTGCTATCTACTACTTCGCCCTCTACGATAAATCTCTCACTCCTGATGAAATAGAGCAAGAGAAGATAAAGTTAAATGAAATTTGGACTAAAAGATTAAACGGATGAAATATGTAATTGTAACAGTAGAATGGTGCTTGCAAAAGGGAATAGTAGTACCTGAGCATGCGCGTAAGAGTGTGAACGGAAGCAAGGTTATTCTTCATTATGACTTCGTGTCCCCTGTGTTGACTGACGAGGATAAACTAACGGTTTACGAACATAACAGTAGAGAACTTGGTAGCATCCTGAATAGCAGGGAGTGGAAAAATGAAGATTCCTCTATTTCGTAATTTATAAACTATTTGCCATGAAAGAACTAAGAAATCTATTGTTTTGGGCGTCTGTTGGATTGCTGGCTATGCTGCTGGTGTTCGTGTTTGCTTCGTGCCGAACGAGGACGGTCTATGTACCTATTGAAACAAAAGTGCTTGACAGTATAGTCTACCACGATACAACGTTTCAGGAGAAGCTGATACCTTACAAAGACAGTGTGTCTACCCGCGATACTGTGTCATTCCTGCATAACCCGTATGCTTATAGTTATGCGTCTTGGAACAATGGGATATTGAACCACTCATTAGGGATATATCCCCAATCTACGGTGACGGTCAAAATACCCTACTTCATTGAAAAGATAAGAAGAATTGAAGTGCCGAAGCCCTATCCTGTGGAAAGGAAACTATCATGGTGGGAACGGTTTAAAATCAATTATGGAGGTGCGAGCATGATGCTAAACATTGCATGTGTCGCATTGGCCGTTATTTGGCTTGCCATGGATAAAAAAAGAAATAAGTGTAGAAGTTGGCTTTAGCTGACGCTCTTTCGGGGCTTAGAGTAGAAAGAAAGCCCCTATCTCTTGTCCTCTGTCTGCGAAACGAACACAAGAGACAACAATCACAATCCGAGTTGTTACGAGGCTTTCGAGTTTAATAACACCGGGTTGTGATTTTTGTTTTTAATAATTACATGTTTTAAAGCAGAATAATATGAAAACAGGAGATTTGTATCAGATTATGATGTCTACGGTATGTAGGCATACGGGGGTTGGAGAATTGGATATGATTGAAAGCAATAAGGAGGAATGTGTAGACGCACGTTATATTTTAATATATTTTCTGTCTAAATATCTGACGGACGAGGATATATCCAAGAATACGGGGTTAACCCGGCAGGCGGTTAATTATATACGCAATCATTTTGAAAATAAAATGAATAAGTGGAGCATAAAGAGTGGTATATATGATATTGGCGAAATGCTAAAGCCCCCATTTCTCAATGAGGGCTTTTAGAAGCGGAAAGGGAACAGCGTTATAAATTTATAGCCAATAATTCTTCACCTAATTTGTGAAGCGCTGTTTCTATTTTTAAAGTTTGTTCCGGACGGGGATTTCTCATTCCGGATGCGTAATGCCATAATTGTTTTTGGTTTATTCCGGTGATACGTTCTAAACCAGCTTTTGTAAAGATGCCGGAATAAAATTGGAGTAATGATTTTACGTCCATTTTAAACGACAATTCATAGTCTCCTTGAAGTTCAACAGGAATAACACCACCAAATTCCTTGCAATCTTCTATTAATACATTAATAGAGTTGATGATGCCCGCTTTAATTTCTTCTACGGTTTTTCCGGTTGCTACAATACCATCTACTTCTTGGATATAAGCAGAATAATTATTTTCTGCTTTCTCGATGATAACGGTTAGCGGTTTCATACTTCATAATTTATTACTCGTTAATAATATCCTTTTTTGCTCTCTTCAAAGAAAGCAGGACTGGCTATTGTCCTGCTGTTCCCTAAAGAGTGGATTAAATTTCATTCAAGTCAGCTTCTGTTAAACCGGCTTGTCTGAAAATTGATTTAAGTGTTCCAATGGCTAAATCATCATTAGGATTTCCAGGAATAGGAATCGGGCGAGGTTCGCCATCTTTCCTAAAAATTCTATGATCGCCATTAGTCCTAATATGTTTCCACCCTTTCGCCTCTAATAAGGCTATCACAGCCTTTACTTTTAAAACTTTCATTCACTAAGATTTAAAATTAAACGAAATGACTTATCAGTCATGTGGATAACGCTGCAAAGATAACTATAATTCTATCAATCACAAAGGATGAGATAACTATTTTTCTATCATTGTGATTTTTTAGCATTGGATGCGAGCAATGAATTAGCAATGAACTCGCAAGGTATTATTTCGGTGGCATAGTACTTATCCTGTCCTTTGTCATGCAGCCTACATCGGGCTGCCTTGAAACAATAAATATTTTATGACTATGACAGCAGAAGATTTAATGGCAATGAAAGCCATGTCCGACGGAACCGACATGAGTTCCTACGAACACTTCATGGTGGCTGAAAAAACAGCGAAGAGACCCAGCGGAACATCAATTGCAGCTATTACTATCGGTAGTGCAGCCTTGTTGACTGGCATCGGAGCTTGGATTTTCGGTGGCGTTTATGCCGCACAGGGAAGCAAAGCTAACCAAAGAGACATTGACCGACTGGCTCAACTGGCTATTGCAGAACGCGCAGAACGTGTAAATCAGCAACCTCGCATGATTGACTACGTAAATGTTCAGACAGGCGCTACGGCTAACGCTTTGGCGGGAGCAGGAGCAAGCGCATACGCACAGGCAGAAGCACAGATCGTGGCTGACCGTTTGACAGGTCGCTCACAGATGTGTCCGCAGCCCGTAGCATTGTACAGCGCACCGCAGCCTTGCGGATGTCCTTGCAACGGCTAATTGCATTTCGGTATCGGGGAAGGGCACACTAAGCCTTTCCCTTTTTACAAAAAACATTGCTACTTATGTTTTGGAGAAAGAAAAAATACAATATGGAAATGCTGAAAATGATAAAGCCTACCAGTAAGGTTGCACTGAAAATGCAAACTCTGATGATAGCCAAAGGAAACGTAGAGGAAGCGGAGAAGCTGTATGATTTTCTCGCTAAGGACATGGAAGAACTGCCTACGTTTGATGTTGTTCCTCCCACAACCATGCAACAGGTGAGGGATACCGCCGGAACGATATTCGGCTGGGTGAAAGAAAATCAGAACGATATCATGCAAGGCATAGAGTTCTTGAAAAGCCTGAAAAAAGGAGGTGGAATGCCGCCTTCGGGTGCCGCTCCAGTATCACCGCCTCTGCCTCCGTTGTAATTAAAACAAATGCACTATGAAAGGATTTGAAATAAATTTTAAAGTATATGCCGATACGCAGGAAGAAGCGGATGCAGCCTCAAAGGCATTGCAGGATTTTGTAAACGAACATGCTGCCGAGGGAAGAGCGGTAACAGCACAAAAGCTGACAGAGTGCGTTCCTAAATGGAAAGACAACCTGTTTGTAAAAAATCAAATCATCAAATATTTTAAATAACAAAACAATATGAACGAATACATACAAGCCATTTACGAGATAGCAGTATCAAACAATAAGTTCCTGATAGCTACGGAACAACGGCTGATAAACATTGAAGCAAAACTCGATGTGCTGCTGGGTGTAGGAACGCCTGATTCTGTAAAAGAGATGAAGAGCCGGGTGCCGGCTCCAAAGAAATACCCTCAATCAGCAGAGGAACCCGTTGCTGAATAATATTAATAAAAAAACGATTCATTATGAGCTGTTGTAAAAACAAATCGGGACAAACCTCCGTATTGGAGCTTGTCCCCGTAGCCACAGGGACTACGACACCATCCCCAATAATGTATTACATTGACCTGATTCATTATCTGTGTCGTAACCGGAACATCTGTATCACCGCCCAATATCCTTTGAGCGGGACCATGAGGGCCGTTTTAAAGTCTATTGATTCTTTAGGCGGAAACCTTTATTCGCTGTCTATCCAATTGGTAGGTTCGGTAAGTTATCTGCCATACGTATGCGGATGCAACAATTGTGACGTATGCCCGCAGACGGATACAGTGTTCACTTCAATTACCGTACCGTTCTATTCAACCACAGTACCCACATCGGCAACGCTTACCGTTACGCCTAATGTGCTGGTAAGTCCTACCAACGTACAAGACTGCTGCACGAAAACAAATGCGGTGGAAATAGAGTTCGGCCTGACTGTCACAAGCCCTGCTCCTGCGCCTGCCGTAGCTGCATTGCTTGGTGAAGATGAAAGCTTAGCAAACGAAACCAAATCATCCAAAAACAAGTAGTGTATGATTGGGGATGCAATGATAATAACCGTTTCCGTATGCCTGTTCATCTATTTGGGACTTTTCAATGCCATAGCAGGCATTTTGAAAAGACTTGTTCCGGTAAACCCGGAGAAGATAGGACACTTATCGGAGAAGCTGAAATGCAGCAAGTGTATCAGCTTTTGGCTCACGCTGGCTTACAGCATTGCATGCGGAGGTCCGGTTATTCGTTGCATCCTTGTTTCTTTTCTGTGCGCTTTGGCCGCACTATGGATTGATTTGCTTTTGGCTTATATAAACAAAAAATACGATCGGTTATGGGAAGATTTGTAATTGTAAAACCAAAGCCCGTAAAGACGGTTAAATGCCCGTCATGCGGAAAGAAATAACAATATGGGCAACAAGAAGATTATGAAGTATTGCATGGACAAATACCTCAACGAGTGTATAGGTAACTGCAAGGATGACGGTGTCAAGGCTCTTTTACTTTTACAAAAAGACATTGAAAAGAACAACGAACATCACCTTCGCCAGCAGGACCTGCTGCTTCAAATAATCAGAAAGCAAAGCAAGCCCAATTTTTGGCGGGAGGTGGGAGCAAACCTTACCGGGGACGCCATTTTTGAGGTGTTGCTAAGAGGTGCAAGCAGGATATTCAGATAAGAAACATACTACTTAATTAAAAGAAAGGGAAAAGATTATGACTATTTATGAATTGATAGAAAAGTACGGCAAAGGCAAGGGTGAAGCTGTAATGATAGAGAGTACCCGCATTCTTTCGGATGTGCTGGAGCCGATGAAAGAGAAGGAGCCTAAAAAGTATTGGCTGGCGTTAAGGAAGCTGTACGGTGCCATGAGCGGATGCCATTACAACGAGGAGTTTGCCATGCACGATGTTGCCGATATGGAATACACAGACAAGGAAGGCAACGAACACAAGGGTGGATATTGGACGGTAGATCAGATAGAGGAAGCCACCAAGAACAAGAATTTCCCGTCGGGATGCACCCGTTGGGATAAATACGTAGCCTTTAATGCTTTTTGGGCCGATCTGTGCAAGGTTTTGGACGGAGAGGATATTATCGAAGCGGCGTACGCCTTTTGGTTTGCTGATGAAGATTGGATGCCGGGAGATAATAAAATTTGGTCTTACATGTGCCTAAAATATAGCTATGAATGAACAATTAGACATATTGATTAAGCAGTCGGAAGACTTACCGCACTGGATGTTCTGCCGACTGCTTGCTATGATGCAATGGAACGTGCTCTAAAGATAGCCGAGGATGTTATTTGCAATGCTATACCGCTTATTGTTGCGGTAAAACTGGCTATGCTGTTAACCCTGTGTCTCTAATTCTTTCACATCCTCCAGTGCCCTATACAGTATGTATATGGTACTCATATTGTTTTTGAACAAATCTGTGCTTCCTTCATCTACGTATTGCGCATAATCAAACGCCAGTTCTACGAGTTCCTTTCTAAGTTCTTCAGGAGCTATAATGTCTCTAAAAAATTCGCCCATTGCGCTGACGTCATATTGCTTTTTAGCGGGTATTGTATTTCTTTCCATGATGAATATTTGTTTTAGGTTTTGTTGATAAAAGCCTGCCTGCAATAGATACGGGCAAGGCTTTGTGATATGGTTAGGCCGCTTTAGATTCTCTCACCATATTGGATATAATGTTGTATATCTTATCAAGGAAATGATTACGTTCGGCTATTTCAAGTTTGGATTCGTCTCGTCTTGCTTTCTTGTAGTTCCGTATGGAGATATGATATAGGTAATACAGCTGGTCATAAATCTTGTGCCATACGTCTTGCTGCCTTATATTCATGGCGGATGCGTATTTGTTTACCAGCTGACGGATGTTGTCACGCATAGACAGCTGCGGCAATTCTTCCGAAGACATAGATACTGACAATAGGAATTTCCCGTTTTCTTCCCGTTCTTTTTTTATTGCCGCAATCTCATTCTCTACATTCTCTATTCGTTTTTCGTATTCAAGATTTATGTTTGCTTGCATTGCAAACATCTGTGCAGAAGAAAGATGTTGTTTCAATGCTTTCTCCATTGCATTGAAAGCCGCGATATATTCCAATTTGAATTTTAGGGCTTTCTTTCCGTTAAAGCCCATTGCTAAAAGAGTAAACCCATCACGATTCATTATAAATCTCCTTGCTGGTTTTACTCCTCCATTGGGCTGTGGAACATCTTCGGAGTATTCAACAAACATGTTCTGCACTTTTGCATCACATTCATTATCAGCATCTTCGCTGTCTCTAATGCTACAAGTTCTTCGGCCATAGTTATTGTTTTTTCAAATTAATAATCTTCGTTTCGTAATTATCAAGACCACTCACATTAGTACTGATAACTACTATGCTATCATTGATGTAAGTAATGCAGCCTGAACGTGTATGATGTGTTATTGGGTATTTTGCAGGAATGTCGCAACTGTGCAGTGCGACTATCGCTAAAAGAATAATTATCTTTTTCATATTTTAAAATGTTCAATCAGTTCGTTTACGGTAGCCTTGTGATAATGAGATAAATCAAAGTCGTTTGGCATCCCAAAGAAATCCATTCCAGGCAAATTACCGTCAGAGCCATCCCGATACATACCCCAATCTCCCTTGCCGTTGGTAAACCATTGATACTTGTCTGTATCATCCCTGAGTGAAGCGATAGACAAGAAAAGCTCCTCGTTGGCACCACAATCTATTGCGATTTCATCATCTGTAATATTAGATGAAAACGTTGGAAAAAACTCATTACGTTCCGCATCTACATATATTATGTCATGACAAAAATCTGCTCTATAATCATATTTATACCCTAATACAGCCAGTTTCTTCCTAAGTTCCGGTGTGTTTTTACGTATAAACGCTGGTGTTGTAAATCCCATAGTTACTTGTTTTCAAATCGTTTAAACACTTAACAATCCAATTCTCTTCAACTTCTTTCTAAAATTCTTTTCATTCAAGGCTTGGTCGTAATAGCAATCTGGTTCTATAACCGTTTCAGTTTTGGTTACAGGAAGCCCATTAAAACCAATAACAATCTTGGGTATAATATAAGCTCTCTTGATTTCCCCTGTTTTTCGATTAAAAGAGAACAAGATATGTCCCGGATTCTTCTTAATCCTATTGACTAATTTATATTCTGTTTGCTGCTTTTGCAGATATTCTATCTGTTCCTTAGAAAGATTATCTTTTGTTATAATAGGTACTATATCCATTTAGTTATTCCTCCTTATCTATCTTAATATCTGTTACTTTGCCACGATTGACGAAACGAAAACATTTCATTACAATACACAGAAACGTTTCGTATTGGCTCTCAAATTCATCGCATTCATAACGCAACGAGCAGTCACTGCAATCAGAATGCCCATTATACACTTTCTCTGCTTCATGCAGCACCCCGTCTATTATTATTCCGTTCTTTACTTCCATGATTAAAACGTCAAGATTATTTTTGTTTTTATTCTTACAGGCAAAGCCGATAACGTAGACTTTTCACTTTCCCTGCGTATATAAATCATATTATTGACTTCTAAACCTATTTCAGCTTCAAGTTTTTCCAAAATATGAGCTATCTCCATTTCAGCTTTCGATTTCTTGTTTTTTACTTCTTCTATATCCATGGTTATTCCCCTTTTAATTTCTTTATTATAGCATCCGCATTTCTTACAACAACATACGCAAAGTCATCAAGTGTAGGATTTGGGTCTGCTCCTTCAACAACCGGAGCGCATAAAAGCCCCTGTGTAATAACTTTCGCCAATTCATAACGTCTCTGCTCCCAATCAATAGTTTCATCATCTTTCAAAATTTCAAGTAACCCATTAGGAATAATCGGGTCAGTAGAACCAACCTTGGCATAGAAACAACATTCAACATCGATTACTTCTCCAGTTTCTTTTATTCTCGCTTTCATTGTTCACCCTCCTTTAAAATATATCCGTTTTCAATCACCCAGCACAGCATATTATATGCGTTTTCCAATATATCCACATTGTTTTTATAATCTAAATCGTCAAACGTATAATTTACGTATCTATAACATATACAAGGCGGAAGTATTTGCAGTTGATATTCTTCATCATTGTATGTAATATAACTCGGCAGCTTGTCAAGAATGTCATGCAAGGTGTAAGTGGGAATTATTTCCCAAAATGTACTATCTCGTTTTGATTAATTACATCTTCATATATTTCAAGTTCCCATTTTGCATTTTTATAAGAAAGAGCGTAACACCAGCACATACATCACTCATATCCAAGCCAAGCTCCCTCAGGTGCTTCATCTGATCTATTGATAATACTTGTTTTGATTTCATATCTAATCTCTTTTTTAAACACTCTTACATAAAGCATTAAATTTGAATTTATCACAGTTTATAGTATCTCTGTTAAATCTGTCAGTGCATTTATAATAATGCTTACAGTTGTAACAAACCCTTTCAATCTTTTGCTTTTTCTTTACTTTAGGAAATTTCATATCTCAATCTCCTTTCTCTTTAATCCGTTCCAGTACATCCTTGTTGGCTTCGAGTATCTCATCGAAAGAGGGGATTTCGTTTTTACCAACATAATAAAACATAAGACCTCTGCTAACCATTGGCGAACGTCTTTTTAATGAGTTGAAAATAGATGTTGTTGGAATATTCATTTTAATTGAAGCATCTTTTATTGATTTGAAAACGTAAGCAGTTTCTCCATGTATGCAACAAATCTTTTTTCGATAACTATCAGTCGCATGCCCATAGGAGTTATTGTAAGACCTTGTACACCATTCCAAGTTATCAACATTATTATTTAAAGGGTTCTCGTCTTTATGATTTACCATCTCTAAATTTAAAGGGTTTGGTATAAATGCTTTTGCAACAAGCCTGTGCACAAACATTAGTTTCCTTTCCCCATTAATGCTAATTGTTACCTGAACATATCCATGAGAATCTATAGAACCTTTCATTATCCTTGGATACGCTCGTTTCCCCCATCTACTAAAAATGCTTCTAACTCGTCCAAAATTACTAACTTGATACCCAAACACTCCTTTTGTGTCTTTCCATACCTCTTTCATGTCATTATAAATTTAAGAGTTTATGAATATTCTCTATAACTTCTCCGTCTGTCAGTGAATCGTCCTGCATGATTGATTTAATCCGATTTGCAAGCCATTCAGCACCGGCTTTGAACCCTTGTTCAATGTCATATCTATCAAAATCGAAATGCAATCTATATTTCTTTGGAACTCCACGTTCTTGACATTTATCGTCAGCATATTTCCTTACTGCTTCTTCTACTGTCTGTTTCATTTCTTTTTGTTTTACCCAAATTTTTGAAAGGAGCACATCCTAATGAAAGGTTAAGTGTCAAATTCTAACTTATCATTATAACTGTTGGATATGCTCCTTTTTGTTGTTACTTTTGTTTCTATTATTCTAAAAGTCTAAACCTGATTGCGGAATCTCTCGTTTCTCGTAATATCCTGAACGAAGACGTTCTTCGACAAGACTTGGAGGAATTTTGTTTAGCAAATCCGCCACTGCGCCTTTAGGAAAATACATGTGAAATCCCCTGAGTGAAAATATATTTTTTTCTATAAATAAGTTTGCGCCCACCACATTATTGTTTAACACTCTCTCCAAGCGTGCAAGGAACTTTTTATCCCTGTACGCTTGATACTTCTGTAATATTTTTTTAATCATAATATATTGTTGTTAGTTAATCTTCCACCTCAACAAATTCTCCGCCTACTAATCTATACCAAGTATCAGCCTTGATATTTTTGCCGTCAACCACAACGGCTTTCCAATCGGAAACATTGTACGAGCTTTCTTGCTCCTCTGCTATAACCAAGATAGATCCCATACCTCCTCTGACCTTTACATTTGTTCCTCGCGCCACCGCTAAACCGTTATTTCCAGTTGATGAACTACCTCTTGATGTCGCAGCACCATAATTACCAGCGGTCGCAGCACCTCTATAACCAGCGGTCGCAGCACCATAATTACCAGCGGTCGCAGCACCATAATTACCAGCGGTCGCAGCGCCACTATCACCAGCGGTCGCAGCACCATAATTACCAGCGGTCGCAGCACCACTATCACCAGCGGTCGCAGGAAACCCCGGATTTGCATTATTCCTATTAGTGCACCGTTCCTTTACATAGGATACGGTTGCTTTCACAAGCCCTTTTATATCGAGTTTTGCTCCGATATGTATTTTAGAACAAGCGATCTTTGTATCATCCTCATCCGCATCCATATAACCGCTTCCCTCAACTTCGTGAAACTTATTCATACCTATATAAGCAGGCGGATAATATCCAAAGACATCCAATGGATGAAGACAAAAATGAAATCCATTTTCGCAAGCTTCTATTTCTCCTTCCTCCTCGTAGTCCTTGCCTTCTTCGTATTTAAACCCTCGGCATGTCATATCCGGATTAAAACCCTTGTATCCTTTTATTTTGGTAAACTCCTTTGGCAGAGTAACATTATCAGGAAGATTTGCTCTAAGTATCATGTACGCCATATAGTTTGTATCAAATCCGGCTATTCCCGTTCCTATTGCAGTAAGCAGAAATTCCCTTTCCGGATGCTCTTCAGCAAATTCTCGGAAGTTTCCTAAATAGGTTGTTAACTCTTCCTCGGCTATTTTCTGCATATCCTTATCTAACGTTGGAATGGCGTAGGATTGGCCTTGTATGCCTTCTGCCTGCCCCATCACTGCACCAAATTTTTCTACGGCTAATCTTGCTGCCCCTCCGGCATGATTACCGTTCATGTTAGAGCCAAAAACGAATATCTGATTTTCTGTAAGTTCCTGAATATTATCAGGAGTTAATTTCTTTTTCATAATATATTGTTGTTAGTTTAATTTATTCGTACATATTTACCTGCTATATCACACGTCCTTAGCACTTCTGCATTATCCTCTCCAAAAGCAATGAGGATACTGCCACATCCGGGCGAATCTCCGCGAGTACCGTCCGGGCGAAAGAATTTTATTCTATTTCTTAAAAACTTCATCGCCGTAGCTCTTTCAAAAATTATGTCTTGAAATTTATTGCTATCACATCTATTAAATAGCAATGCTATACCGTTACCATGCTCCGATAATCTTTCTACAAATTGCCACATCAGAGGCTTTGAGTAGGGAGGATTAAGCCAAACTCTTCCAAACCATTCTTGACACAACCCGTCATTGTCCTTGTTGTACATTACATCTGCGGTTTTCCATAACGGGTAAACCGGAGCGCATGGGTCTAAATCAAACTTCCCCAATGCGTCTATTATTTCTTTTGGTGTGTACCATTCATCGGTAGGTTTAGCTGAACGTTCAAATTGTGTATTCATATTATATACTTCACTTATCGGAATAGTTTAATTCTTTATGTTTCTGTCAAATATCTTAATGCACTCAAACAGATAATGCGCAATTATCGGCTGTACCGCATTTCCTAAACATTGCACTCGCTCCACCCAATTGGGAAGTTCATTATATTTTCCAACAAACTTGGGTGAGGGTATTGACTGTCTTGTTCGCCATCCCGGATATACTCGTGTATATTGCCCCGGTAAGTAGGGCTTCCGAAATACCGATTCTTGCATGCTCCGTTTGCCGTTGACTTCGTTGGAGTAGGCAATACAATATAATCGCTCCCTACCCTGTTGTATTCCAAAGTCGGTACCCGATAAACATTGCCATTCAGCATCATACCCGATTTCGGAAAGGTTGCATAAGACGTGCTCAAACCCTCGAACAAGGAGCATTGGACTGTTTTCAATGATAACATAACGGGGTCTAATTTCCCGTATAATTCTATACATCTCAGTCCATAAGCCGCTTCTTTCACCGATAATTCCGACACCTTTCCCAGCAATGCTGATGTCCTGGCAAGGGAATCCACCGCTGACGATGTCAACAAACGGAGGACTTTGATACGTTCTAATATCTCTATTGATCTCATGCTCTTCTCCAAAGTTTTTCCTTATTACTAATGATTGATAATCCTCAAATTCACAACTCCATTCGGTCTTTATGCCGGCAAGTGCAGCGCCTAACCCAAAACCCTCTATGCCGCTAAAAAGGGAGCCATGTGTAAGTTTTATTTCTTTCATTTTATTATTTTCAAAACCACTCTTCCTCCTCTCCAACTTCTATCGAAGACCGGTCCATGAGAAAGATTATTGCGTTATAGATTAGTTTCATTTATTCTCCTCCTTAGCCTTAACCTTGCGTATTAGCGAACGGGCCTTATTTCTCACAAGCTCCGTAATATCATCCGCGCTGTCTGCAAATGAACACTGATAGACATTGTCCGTACACTCCGACATGAACTGTACATGGGCCTTAGCTTCCTTGCCTACCTGCATTATCTTATCGTACATCTCCAATCGGTAATCAGGATGATATTTCTTAAGAACTTGGTTAAAGTCCATTGTAAACGTTTCTATCATGTCACAGATTAGAATAATCGCATTGGTGCAAATATTGATATACTCCCTGTCTTCGGATGACATTTCCCGCATGAGGTTCGACATGTCCTCTGTCTCTCCCTCGTAGCTTTCAAGGTATTCACGTATCACCCGTTCCTCTATCTCCTGCATCTTCTGTTTAAGCAAAACGGCTTTAGCGTATTGTCTGTTGATTACATACCGGGAGTGCTTTTCTTTTAAAGCGATCATCTGGCTGTCCTCCCTAATTGCTCTCCTCATTCTCTCTAAGACATCTTCGGGTAAGTCGTTTATAGTTAGTTTTTCCATTATTATGTTATATTTTTATCAATTACAATAATATCCGCTACACAGCAACATTCTCCGTCTATCCTCCATGAAGAATAAACCGGATATCTTCTGTTGAACAACGGACATCGCCTGCATCGGGAAAGTGTTCTTTTGTTTTCGATTCTCCCGGTGCAGAGAATTGGGTATCCCTGAATATTCATTGCTTTTTTCTTATCTGTAAAAATCCGCGCTTCTCACATTCACGTAGCAACTCCATATCTTCGTCCTTTATATCACATGGTGTTTCATGGTTGATGCTCATATAGTCTGATATTCCAAATTTTCGGCATATATCGTGATAGAAACGTTTGTTTCTGCCTCTTGCTGTCCAGCATACTGTTAGCTTCATATCGGAAACGCATTAAGAAATCTGTTCACAAAGTAAACCTGTCCTTTGCCTGTTATTTTAGTAGTCAGTGTAGTATGTAAAACCCCGTTATTTCCGGAACGCACGCCTTTTTTTATTACAAATAACCCCTGTTCGATATACTTCTGATTAGGTACATTATACCTTTCTCCATGTTTGCCTAAATATCCGTTTTCGCGCATCCAAGCAAACAATTTCTTTTCACCTATATTATATCCATTCTGCGCAATGAGCTTTGCAAGCTCTCCGATAAGGCATGAGCTTTCCGCCCCTCTAAAAGCGTTTGTAAAGGTTACGGCTGGTTTGGTTTCTTCAATTATGTTTTTGTTTTGTTCTTTTAGGATTTGATTTTCACAAGCTATCCTTTGCTTTTCCTCGCGTTCGCTCTTTAACTGTGTGGCAAGGCTGATAACAAGGTCGGGGTTGTTTATCATTTGCTCTAAAGTTGGCTGCGTGGCGGTCATGCCGTATTGGAGAAGCTCTTTGATGCGTTTATTACACCAAATGGCAAAAGCTGGGCTTAACCAACGAGCAAACTCTAAAGCTACATCTTCGTGCATCCAAGTTCCTTGCTCATTGTTTCCTCCCTTAACTACTTTAATTAGTGCCGATATGGGAATCTGCATATCGGCTGATAGTGCTTCTGCAAACTCGGTAGAAGTTTTCAGCCTAAGCCAATCACCTACTAATTTTCCGAACGGTTTAGCCATTTCGGTTGCATTCACCATTACGTTATCTCCTTTTGAAAAATGAATTATAGTTCCATTGTAATCGAATTTAATAATTGAAGTGTCCATAATATTTAATTTTTTAGATTTTACTTAATAGAAAAGTTTCTCTCCCTTTTTCCGGAAAGTGAGGTAGCCCGATAAAAGGCTACCAAGCACGATAAGTATTTCAATCATGGCTTTATGGTTTTATTATTCCCGTTTTCCTGAACTCATCCCACTTGTCGTACTGCTTCGTCTTGACAAGGTAGTGGAAGCATGAGCATTTGAGTTCAATCTCCCTGCGTTCGCTCCACCTTGTCCATTCGAGTTGTTCTTCGAGCTTTTCGATTTCCGCTTCAAGACGGGCAATTTTCCGTTTGTCGGCTGCGCTTGATTTTACAACCTTTGGCGCAATCTCATTTACCTTGTGAAATACTTCACGATATACATCGAATACAGGGCGAACCTTGCGGGCAATGAAGTATTCAAGGCAGGAGACGGAGAGGTGGTATTCTATTGTTGGTCTGCCTCCTTTGGGGTTTTCCCCTTTTTGGTGGAAAACTTGGTAATCAATACTTTCAATGAAATTTTCTTTAAGCGCTGTTACTGCTTTATCCTTTCTTGAATAAGCAAGCATCCACACGTAATTAAGGTTGACAGGGTAGGGAACATCCAGTTTTGAAAGTTCCAAAATAGCTTTGAAATAGCGTTTGATTTCTTCTGTTGAAGAAGATAATGAAAGGATGCACGTTTCGTGTGCAGACGTGTTTATACATCTACTATTATTCAATGTACTCACAATTCCGTTGAAGTTTGGCATTTTGAAAACGAAATTTGAGTTATGTATAAAGAAGAAGCCGTTAGCCTCCCCAAGTCGCCAAACTTCTACATATCGCAAATGGATAGGTATTCAATGGGAAACTAACGGCTATATCTTTGCGATAAGCAGTAGTCATAAGGATATAAAAAATCCCTATCCTAAATGCTGTATTATAAAAGTTTGGCGAACTTTTCACCGCAAAGATACACACTCAAATCAAAATACCAAAGGAAAAGCCTATTTTTTATCAAACTTATGCAACCTGTTATACTTGTAATTTCCTATCTCGAATCTATTCTCAAAGAATATATTGTTTATCTCGCACATCTTCATATAATCGGCATTTGCATACAAATCTCCTCCGGCTATTCTTGCAAGAAGTATTTCTCTATATTCCTCGCGAGATATGTTTTCGGACGTATCATGCTCGGTACTTACATCATTGAAAGAATGTATTATCTCGTCACGTTCTTTATCGTAGGTAGCAAACCAGTTCATTATTACAGAACCGTCAATGCGTCCGTAAAACTTACCGTATGCCGAATTTTCACGTGCACGTTTAAAGCAAAGACATACATCTTCAATACGGAAATAGTAGTATTTTTCAAGAATAGAGTTAACGACGGAAGCGACTTGATAATCATTCATGTCTTCCCTCGTTCTTCCATAAAACAAAAGTGTTCCTTCGATAAATTTTACAAGGACGGCCTTTATGCAATCCGCATTAACGGATTTCCATTGTGACAGCTGGATTGGCGGAGAATTAATCGCTTGTTTAATGGTTGTTATCTCGCTACTGATGTTCTTGCAGATAGCTATCAGCTGCTTGGAAGATAGAACCGCTATTTCCTTGCTTGTTAGTGTAATTTCTGTTCCCATTATTTCTAAAGCTATTATTACTCCAGCGCGCTAATCTCTTACTAACCTCAAATGTCTTTTCTTTCTCAAACCTCATTTTCCGTCCCCCGCACTCAGACCAGTATTCATAAAATTCAATCAGCATATAATCAGGATATTGACCTTGATAAAGAAGTACTTCAGCCTTAAACTTCTCCTTTCTTTCATCTATATTCTTTAATCCTGCAATTTTATGATTATAGCTAAGCCCTGCTAAGAAAGCTTCCTCTAAAGACTTATCTTTATTATTGCATGCCCATTCATGGGCTATTCTATTTATTTCCATATAAACATTTTTTATACTCATCTATATCTTCAAATGGTTCATCGAGATTTTTATTATTTTTTCTTTAAAGCAAAATAGAGTAGCGCAAGCCCGTTCCATATAACATGAGCAAGCGGATGAAGCCCGCTTTCCTCGTCTTTCGTTTCTCCTTTTCGGTATGCACATAAGTGACGCATGAGCGCAGAATAATATCTGTTTTCCGCATCAGGAAGATTCTGCCAGCTATTAGGCGCGTACTTCTTTGCTCCGAAGTGATATACCTTCACCACCTCTTCTATCAAGTCCAGCGGAAGCAAGTCCCAGCGCAACTTATCGTCTTTAAAGTCGTTTTTTATTGATTCTTCCATTGTTATATATCCTTTAATTTAGTAAATCCTATAATTCAACTTCCTCGATTATAAACTCAACCCTTGGGTTAACCTTGTCTATTAGCTTTCGTGCGTTTATCTCCATGCACTGACGGTCATTCTTTATCGCCTTGCATCCTTGCAGACAATCAAGTAAAATTTTGAAAGCATTATCGAGGTCAGGACGTAAATTTTCGTGATACACATCCACTGTCAGTTTAAAGAAACCTTTAATATTCTTATCCCTTAGTCCGCACTGCACATAAAAAGCCTTCTCATATTCCTTAAGCACCTTCTGTTTCGCCAAAGAACCATGACCGTATAATGTGATAATCTTGTAGCAATTTGATTTACTTGGTATCTTCCCTCTTATTATCTGTTTATCATATATCATACATATTTAATTTTCAATTCAACATTCACCGGCTTGTCTTTCATCGTAGAGAAAGCATCAAGCAATTTATCCTTGATTGCTTCCAAAGGCTTTGTTAGGATATGGCTCTCTATTACTGTAAGCGGTAACTTTTTTCCGCTGTGTGTAATGAGAGCCATAGAGGTAATTACGTAGGGTTTCATGTTTTATAAAATTTCTTTGCCTGCCTTGCAATCTTTTTATTTAGCTTACTTAGCATCTCATACTGCTTGCTGTCACCTCCTGCATTATGAATGTCACGCTTTCGGTCTATCACAAGTTTCTGAACAATTGCAATTTCGGTTTTGGTTAATGTAAGTCTCATGGTAAATATATTTAGAGGAGAAGCCCCGAATCGAACAGGGCACGCTGTTTTGCTGGAATTATTGAAACTGAATATAAACTAACCTTAAATAATCATGGCAAATCACACTATGTCATTCCAATACGTTCAGCGCTACCATATTCTCCATTTTCTCGTCAGTTCCCGTATACAGTGCCATTGGCGTAACCCTGATTGGGCTTGACGAGGAAGCAATTTTTATAAAAAAGAAGACCTTCACAGGCTATCGTTCCCGGATAGGCGGTCAAACCACACCGGGATAGTTAATTTGTTAGCTGATTAAATCTTAACCTGAACCTTTCACAGGACTTCTACATCAGTAGAGGGCTTTTGGTTTATTTTATTAAGTCTAAAATCTTTGTTTTGGCAATAGCGTCCAGCTTCATATATTGAAGTCCCTGCTTCATGTATTCCGTCGCCTTTTTGTTGGCATCATCCATGTCTTTTGCGGAAATGAGAACATAGTACTTGTTGCTTTTTTCATTGCCTTTATCGTCAACGAAAACATCAATCAGAGTAACCTTATAAAAGAACTCATCATCCTGCTTCTCATTGACAATCTCACGTATCTTGCTACGGCTGATTGCGAAAACGTCACACTCCATATTGTTAGAAGCGTACATTTCAAGTCCTTTCTGTTCTGCCTGACAGAACAAATCTACATCAGTGATGAATTGCTCGGTAACTTCTTTTTCATCGCCTTTCTCGTTAACCTTGTTTACTTTAAGCTTAAATTCGTATAGCATGATTATATGTTTTTTTGTTGTTATTAAAAAGTAAGGCAGCCTTTTTAAAGACCGCCTTGCTCATTTATTCTATCTTTAGAAGTTCGTTGTGTATAAGATATATAGTGCTCACATCATTTCTGAACAATCCTACACTATCTTCATCCACACATGAGGCGTAATTGAATAGCAGCTGTACAAGCTCATCGGCAAGCTCTCTTGGGGTCAATGATTGGTTAAACAGCTGGTTAAACCCAGATAAATCATATTGCCTTTCAGTTTGCATATCCATCACCTCCCCACATAAGACGAAACGTTTCCTTTCCTCTCGGAGTGACAAGGAGCTGTGTTCCAGCGTGCCCGTTCTTACTGAAGTCCTTCAATTCAAAATATGTCGGGACAAACTGCGAGTACGGCTTAAGTTTTTCCTTTGCGTCTCTATATAGGTATTTGTTGTCTATGAGCAATGAGATGAATTTGTTTTGCGGTATATGGATTTGCTTTGCAGTATCCCGAAGGTTGGTTAGCATATTTCGGTCAACCAGTGCATCGAAATAATCAGCTTTCGGCTTCATCATCTTGTTTTCAAGGGCAAGTTGCTGGCGTACCTTTTCTTCCTCTATCCACCTTTCGGCTCGTTTGATTGGGTCGGAAATTTGATAAGAAGGAGAAGAAATATCCTTTAGCCTTTGCTCGCAATTGATAAAATAACGGCGGGCTTGTTTACCTTTTTCGTTTCCCTCCATCATTGATATTTCTTTTGCCGAGTCAATAGTTAGAGCATACTCAGTCAATGGTCTGCCTCCGTTAGGGTTTTTCATAAAATTCTGAAAAACCTCAAAGTCTTGGTTTTCAATTAAATCGCATTGCTCTATTCGGATTTTAATCCAATCAGTAAACTGCTGTTTGCTTTCAAGAAACAGATAGAGAAGTCTCGCACTAACGGCTTTCTTGCCGTTGTAATCTTGCAGTGGTATGAGTTCGCCACTTTCATTTGGTAGGGGTGTTCCAAAATAGGAATCCCCTGTTTGAAATAAATCTGTTGCCATAATTGTAGGTCTTTATTGGCATTATAGACAGAAAAACGGCTGTCCTTTCCCGATGACCTACACCAATGAATGGCAGGGAGAGCATTAACTTCTCCACTCGGGGGTAACAGCCGCTATATTGCAGCAAACTTGCAAGCATAAAAAATGCTCACTTAAAAGCGAGCGTCACTCGCCATTCATTATGTAGGTCGCTGCAAATATACGCCCTTTTTCTACAATGCCAAAAATATTCAGAGGATTTTTTAGAATGGCAATTCTGAATCATCGTCAGCCTGCGCTACAGGTGCATCCACAGCCGCAGCCGCATTGCTTGAACCCTCAAACTCATAAGGCTTGAAGTCGCCCAAGTAAACCTTTGACTTGGATTCTGATTCTGCCTTATGCGCATCCCTGTATTGCTTTGATAAAGACTGCTTGCAATAATGCGTCTTCCCAAACTGGCTCGGTTCTCTTCGTTCATTAACATTAAGGCCAAGATATACGGACTTCGCTTTCAGGTTCTCGTCCATGCTTACATACAAGTCATTTTCCTCAATGGGAATAATAACACACTTTTTGTTTTTGATTGTTGCTATGCCTGTTTTTTCAAGCTTCAGCAAATCTATGCTTCCGGTTAAATTCATTTTTTGTTAAGTATTTGATTAATAATTTCATTTGCAGCAGTTATCCGCTTCTCAAATTCGGCTATTACAGCTTCATCCCTCGTTATCTCTACAATGTGAATGTTATGTTTCAAGAACGGGCAGAAAACGACAAAATCGGCTTTGTCCAAACCTGTACAGGACATCTCCGCTTGTGTTTGGTAGAAGTATATAGGATTTACTGATTTAAGTGTATCGTTATCCTTGATCTCGTTCATATACTCCATGAACTTTTTAGGAGTTGGGCATTTCACCTCTACCACCTTTCTTAAAGCATCTTTAATTGCTATCCGGTCAGGTGAAGCGGAAAAGTAAGGTATTGTAGGATGCTGTATGCTTTCGCACTCTTCAAGTTCGCATCCTGTGACAAGTTGGTAACGTTCTGCCGCGAAGTCCTCGACCTCATGTCCCCAATCGGTATATTTATTACTGAAACTTACTTGCTGCTGGTATATCTCGAAGTAGTAATCGTCTTCAATGTATTTCTGCAACAAATCTCTCTCTGCGCACACTTCATATATATAGGAAAGGGCTGTCTTTCCGAACATCTCTCCTTTCTTCCCGCTTGTCATGAGGTCTCCAATGCGGCTTCCCGTAAAATTCCCCAACCGGGACAATTTCCACTCCTTTGAACCCTGTTCTATCATTGCGCTGGCTGGTTAAAGATTTCACCCGTTGTTTCATCTACAACTTCCGCTTCTTCCAATGCTTCTTTCATGGCATTTCGCCTGACATCCGCATTCGTTGGATTATCCTCGTATGAAACCTCAGCTTCATCAATATTCTTTTCAACCAAATCGTCTTTTACTACTGCCTGATCGAAAGTTTGTGCACGCTGCATGTCAATGCTTAAAATGCCGTATTTGGAGATAAGCATTTTCAAGACCGTTTTCTTACTCATTGAATCGAAGTCCGTAGCCCAAAGACCTCCACCTCTTTTATAAGTCTGTGAGAACTTTTTCCCATGCTTTTCGCATTCTTCCCGGCTCATGTACATGTACTTTTCAAAGCCGTTTGTGAGGGAGAAGTACGCCATGTAACCGACAATCTTATCCGATTTCCTTTCCCCGAACGTATATTCTCCTGTGAAGCGGTTTTCGCTCTTTATTTCTCCCTCGTACACTTCGGTAACGTTAATGGTTTTGTATTGACCCGATCTCATAGCCAGCTGAGTCATACCCTTGTATCCGATTTGGAAACTCGCCTGATTACCATAAGGTATGATATAAGCAAACCCTAAATTGGGGTTTATCGGTAAGTCCAATGTAGCCGCTATAACCGCAGCGTTCATAATAGATTGCGGCTCCGCCTTTTGAAGCAATGTATTGCTATTGGCAACCGCTACGATTGAACTGATAAAACCGGGTGCTTTCTTCCCTAAAATTTCTTTAAAACGCGACTTCACGTTTTCATTCGCAAGCATTGATTTAAGCTGCGGGACTGTCGTTACTGTACCCATTATTTCTATATTTATTAGTTTAACAATATCTTGATAACCCCTGACTGACACAAAGGCTCATCCTTTCTTCTTCAAGCTCATCAGGTGTGTAATCGTATTGACTACATTCTATCTCTGTGCGCAACTCCTCTATATCTTCCTCTATAAGCTGGATAATTTCCTCCTTTGAAGAATATCCGTATTCAGGAAGATACACCAAAGGAGAGGACCTAACTTTATTCAGCTCCTTATATAATTCTTCAAGCTCATTTTCCATTATTTTTTTTACTTATTGAAAATAGGCATTGACAGGCTTGTGTTTCTTTCTGCGTATTTTTTGTTAACCCATATACCTTCCTCTTTCTTCGTATCATTTTTTAACGCAGAGAAAGTACACGTCTTCCTCCTCATCTCTATTCTCTTAAAAGGTTCGGGCATTTCATATTCGGAAATAAACAAATTCTTAATACTTAAGGCCCATTTGTAGAATTCATCGTGATTAAAGCTGTTTAGATAAGAATTTGTGTTCACGTATGGCGGATCGCAATACACAATGTAATCGTTTTTTGGAATCGGAACATCCCTGTAATCTAATTGCAGGGGCTGCAACCTCTCCAACCTCTCCAAACTCTCCAAACTCTGCAAACTCTGCAACCTCTGCAACCTCTCCAAACTCTGCAACCTCTCCAACCTCTCCAAACTCTCCAAACTCTGCAACCTCTCCAAACTCTCCAAACTCTCCAAACTCTGCAAATCTCCAGCGTGTTTGTCTTTTCTTATTGCAATAAGATGCCTTTTTATATGCATCCTTCTTTCATAATCACTGTTAAACGTTTTGCTTATATTTAATTTAATCCCGAGATTCTCAAACGGCTTAAAATCATTAAACATAACTGCATAATGAAATGCACGTTTATAAGGCTCTATTTCTCGTGAATAGCAATATGTTTTTTGATCGTTACCGAAAGAAAAACACAATCGAACATAAGCATCTTCATCTTTGAGTTCTAAAAAATCGCTTCGGCTTATCCATCTATTTTCGTTTTTAAACTTACCATTTATAGCATCAACGAATACTTTTGCGCTATCTGTTATGTCGTTAATGATAAATTTTTTATACTTTCCGGAAAGGATGGCCGCATGAGTTACTGCACATCCTCCGGCAAATGGTTCAACCCATGTATGGGCCGCAGGAAGCATATCCACAATCCATTTTGCAATTTTTGATTTTGAACCCATATAGGGCATTCCGTAATTCATATATTGTAATCTATTATTATTGAATAACTATTTTCTCTATTGAACCGCCTGTACAAGGTTAAATCAAAACGGTGCGCACTTCGTTTATCTCGCGGCTTTTAGTACAGTAATAGCACTACCTTATTGCGGTTATTTATATTGTTATTGATGATTTCCAACTAAAAACCGGACTATCTTCTCAGACCGCCCGGCAACCTAAACAAATAATTCATCCATAGGATAATTCAGTTCTCGTGAGCGTTCCGATGTTAAGCCTTACCACTCGCCTTACGGTGAGCCACGAGAATATATAATAGTATCAGCGATAATGACGCCCAAACATCATACTTTAACGGTCAACGGACGATTTTCCGCGCTGATACATAGACTACTGTTGTAGTATGTTCACTAACTTAGTCACGCTGCTGCCTTATGCTCGTATTCATCTCTCAATGAACAGTCTTGGCAATCGGTTGCTTACACGCTATACATCGCTTCGGCTATGTGTATAATAGATATACTGCTTATCGGCGCAGGCTAATTTTACGTGCCCTGAACACGATTTCATTTTTGAGGGTTAAACTTCCCATCCCGAATGTTTGGCTCATCGGTTTCGCCTATATCTTGCTTCCTCTGCACGAATCGAACGTGCAACAATCGCTAACCGGAACAGACCGGAAACGCTAAACCCTTACGAACAAATAACCTTAGCGATGCTCTAACCGTTGAGCTAAGAGGAAGGAGCGTTATTCACACAACGCGGTTTTTTTCTATGAATCTTTCAAGGCTTCTCAGTTCGTACCATATAGTACGCCTGTCGTATTTTGAAAATGATATTTCGGCATTATTCCTTAGTTTTTCCAACAGTTTTTCTCCACATCCTAAGTATGCCATTGCTTCTTTGGCAGATAGCCATAGTTTGTTTACCGGCTCTACCTTTCCGGTGTTTTTTGAGCGCCCCATACCTTACCAGTTTAAACTATCGTAGTAATCTTTGTTGCTTAAATAAGTCTTCACGATCTGCGTATCGCTGCAACCTTCACCGAGGGAATCTACAATAACATTGTAAGCCGTTTCTGTCATATTGTATATGACCTCTTCATTATAATCAGATTTTCCAACTATTCCGAGAAGGAAAAAGAATCCTGTAAAGCCTAAAGCGAATACAGCTATCTGTTTAGATACTTTGTTGATATTCATAATGATAATTATTACTGAAGTCTTTTTACTATTAAACCTTCAGGACAGCTCTTTGAATAAAAAGAGTATCCCTTTTTTGATAACCTTGATATAGTGGATCGGGCCACATTGGACTTTACATGCTTATCCTTTATAATCACCGTATCACCAACCTTTATACTCTTCAATGTATCTGCCGGAGATATTTTTTTTACAGCTACTGTTTTAATGTCATTCATGTTTATATATTATTGTATTAATCACCTACAAAGCAAGAACCGAATCGTCCTCTATTATTGTTTGTATAATAAGCCGATACAGGAGCGGAGAAGTCATCATACTTACTTCTTTCGGCTGGTTTCCATCCTTCGTGCTCTTTTCTCAATTTATCAGCAAAAGCCTTATTGTCGATAGATTTATAATCTACCATGTTGGCAATTTCCTCTCTTGTACGAAGAGTAAACTTTGCCATTTTCCAAGACTTTCTCAAACTTTCAGACCAAGTGTATTTACCTGTCTTATAAAGGTTATGAGCTCTTTTCATTATGTCTGATAAATCGTACTTCATATTTGTTTTCTTTATTTATTTTATTATCTTTGTATCTACATTGATTTGTAACGTTGTTAACCGCTTTGCTGATTAACAACAATGCAAAGATACTATAAAATATTATAGCAACAACAGGAATACTATAATATTTTATAGCAAACAATATGTTATAAAACATGTTTTATGTAGTTGATTGATTATTAAATAGATATAAGTATGAATGATAAGATTTTTATAATAAGTATAGAGCTGAACAGCAAGGCTGCCGTAGCTCAATTTGAGAAAGTGATGAATGGGTGTTCATCAACCTATGTAAAGATAATGGAGAATACCTATGCGGTGAGAGTGTCCTCGTCCTATACGAGCGAGGCTATAAGGGATATAGTACTGAATAAGATGGGCGGCGACTGTATTTTGTTCGTTATGCGATCAAGTATAGATACAGCGTGGAGAATAAACAGTTCTGCTGACGGTTGGCTAAAATCACACATTTGAAATGGAAGCGGTAAAAGGCGGAACTTTGTATAAAGACCCGAAAATAGAAAGGGCTGTAATTAGCCACTTTAAAATTTACGAAGTATCGGATATGGAGCTTGACTCTTTAAAAGAAGGCGATGATGGAGGAAAGAAGCTCAATTATTCGATAGGATGCTTCTCTCTATTTATTGGAATGATTGTATCTTTTACAACAAGTTCATTTCATAATGACAAAATAGCTGGAGCGATGTATATGCTTGCGGTAGTTTTATTTGTATTGGGAATTATCTGTTATATATCTTATCGAAAATCTGAAAATAAAACCGATAAGATATATAACAAAATAAAGTCAAGAGGTTGTGATGTAACCAAACTTGATAAGTAGCATATACAATATCCATATTAGGTTAGGCAACAAGATACATATAATTCCATGTGTTCTGTTTCTTCTTCTTCGTTTGAAGTAGTCGTCCCACCATTCTTGAGGGATACGTTTGGGGTTTTGTTCTTTCATAATTCGATCTTTGAAATGTTGATACAATCGGTTATTAATTAAACTTAAAGGATAGCTGTACTTTCACTTTTTTAAACCTGTCATTTGGGAGGTTGTGTAATTGGACTATCTCATTAATGGAGTTTGTACACATAGAATCAACCAATTCATTGTATTTGTCTCCATTGTGTCCTTTTATCCACCGGAAATATACAGAGCTAAGAGTCTTTACACGCTCGTTGTATTTGATTATCAAATCTCTGTTTTTTTTCGGCTTCCAAATACCGGAAAAGACGTTGATCGCATATTTGCTGTCTGAATATACGATTAAATCAGAACCTTCCGGGACGGAACAAACGGCACTTATAATAGCAAGCATCTCCATACGGTTGCTGGTTGTATAAAGAAAACCTTTTGAAGCGGTTTTTACAACTTCTCCCTTATGGATTATCAGATAGGCTGAACCGCCTTCCCCGTACACTGATGTGTTTTGGCATCCTCCGTCTGTATATGCTATATATTTACTCATTGTCTTGGTGTATATATTAAATTATTAATTATATAATCATACGCATCATGCGTATCGCGTCACGTGTGCATACGCTACGCTATGTTTTTAGTGGTCTTTTTTGGGAATATGGCATAAAAATTAAAGTTTAAACGTTATCAAATCGCAAGAATAAACATACCTGTTTGAGACGCGCAAACGAATCTCATCGCCACTCCTGTATAAGTAACCATTCAGCCCCGTTTCTCTGAAAAAGCTGTTTGCCAGCTTTGGAGAAAAGTCTGAATAATTTAAGCACACACGAACAGACTGTTCAACTCTGCTTACAAGTCCACTTAAACACAGGCCGTCAATAAGGCGTTTGGCTTTCGCCTTACATACTTTGGTTATATCCATGATACGCTTTCTGCTCAATCCGGTAAAGGCATTATCTGTACGTAGCATACGCTTACATTTTTTGCGGGCTTTCCGAAGCTGGTTTATAGACTTCGCGTTTCCCTTAGCTATGTTAATGGTATCTTCACAGTCTGATTGCTTGCTTATATGGTTAAGCAATACAGACTTCCTGATAATGTCTATAATATCTTTCAATGAGTATTGACATACAATCGGGCTTCGCTCTGATTTCGGCCTATCGCTCATCAAAGCTTTTGTTCGACTATATGTCTTACATTCAAAGTCTAACCTAATATGATATGATTTTTCTCTCTTAAGCGAAGTGGCTACAAGATCTTTATTGTCTCGTTTCAGTAAGCCGTATTCAATGCCGCTATTGATTATACGGCACATTCTCGTTGACCCAATACCAAATAAGTCCTTACACTTGCTGACAGTAGCCGATTGTATTCTTGATGAAACAAACGTTAGTTTGACGAGCACAGAAAAAGCAAGCGCTTCAATAAATCGTTTATCATTGATTGCCTGCTCTGCAAGTCCTATATTTAAATATAACGTCTGTTTCATATATTGACATAAAAAAATCCGTTGCTAAAGTCAAGAGGCAACGGATTTCCATATAGAGAGGCCCACGTTAGGGCGATTGTTTAATTTAATCTGCATCTGTTGCCTCTTGACTTGCAACGGGTGCAAAGATACTATAATATTTTATAGTACAAAACTTTTTTTGAATATAAATAATTTAAAATATTATACTATGACTACAAGTGAACGATTTTTAGAGGTTATGGAAGGTCTAAATATTGGGCCATACGTGCTTGAAAAAGATTGTGGCGTGAAAAACGCACAAGCTAAAATATCCCATTACAAAAAAGGGGTTACTAAGGCTATATCTGGTGATATAATAGTTCAGCTTTGCGAAGCCTATCCCCAAGTCAACGCTAACTACATCCTCACTGGAAAGGGGGATATGTTTCTTGACACAGATAAGAGCACATCTGAAAACATTGCATCGCAATCTCAGAAGATGTACAAGGATACGATAACAGGTAAGGATAAGGAGATTGCTAATTTAAAGGCCGAAATAGAGAGAATGAAGTCCGAGATAGATAAGTTAATAGGGCAGAACGAAATTATGCGAGAACAGCTTGGGCTAAGCGAAAGAAAGGCTTCAACCAAGAGTGCGTAATAATTGATTTTAATACTCGAAATATCATAAATTATGATTGAAAACTATGTTTACAAACATGGTTTATTTTAAGAACAATAATATAACATATCTTGTTTATTTCTTACTTTTCAAAAACAAACGATAACTATATTATGAATGATGCCAACTTAGCAATGTACATATCGGATATTCTGGATGCGTATGTAATAATGTCCAAGAGAGTAGATGCCCTTGAAAACGAAGTAAGAATGTTAAGAGAAAGCCAAGAGGTTACGCCTAAAAATGAGTGCAAGGTATATGATATCAGGGAAGTTCATAAATTAAAGATATTGCATAAGTAAAGAAAGCACTATGCAATTAGTATGCAAATGATTTATTTATGGTTTATAATTTATTGTTTTTTAGATAGTTATGCTATGTAAAATTCGGCTTCCCAAGCTGAGGGTCGCGGGTT